TTACATAAAATTTTATTGCTGTAACAGCTGCCGCAACTGGAACCGCTTTTGAATAACACCAAATAGTTCTGGCATTTGAACCAGAACTTGATGATGTACATATTGCGGACACATGATATTTAGATCCAACTTCAAGAACATCAGCAGCAATGTTTACTGTATAGTTTCCTGTAGCTGTTTTTGATGCAGATGTTATGTTTGATGAACCTGCTTGCAATACTCCAGCTGATGAGATTGATCCTCTAGCTTTTACTATATTTCCCGCATTATAAATTGTTGCATTCGAACCAAACTTAAAATTATTAATTATAAAATTTGTTGCAGAGCTTCCAATGTTTCCATCGCTAGTAAACTGAATAATTTGTGATAATGAATCTATTCCAAAAAATTCAAAGCCACCTAAAACATCCTCTTTGCAATAAAGTATAAAGGCTGCTGGCGTGGCTGGTGGCCCTGCACTTCCTGGAATTGCAACTGGATCAATTTGTCCTGGAACTGAAATTTGTCTGTCTGGAAGATTTATTGCCCAAGGAAGAAATGAATCTTCAGCTTTATAAATTCCATCCCAGTTATCTCTTATAACAGAGCCCAGGTTACGAATTTTTGTTGTATCTTGTGGTTCTGCTGGATTAAAAGGCATTATTCACCTAAAATTGTGGTTGAGCTCTTATGTTAAGTAAATCTTGATTAGTTCTTCTTAACACATAAGCAAGTTGTTCTTTATAAAGTGATGTAACTTGTGCATAGGACTCCATCTCTCCAAAGTCTGAATGAATATCTCTTGAAGCTCCATAAGCAATACAGGGGCCCCATTGTTGAAGATCTGGAGTATCTGTAGCATTTACAAGAGGAGCAACAATTTGATAGGCTTGTACTTTGAATCGATAGGCTGTATCTGGTAAAGGATAGAAAGAAAACTCATTATTGAAATACAAAACTGATATAGGTCGACCAGGTTGAAATTGAGTATATGAAAGCCATATACTATCTCCATTTACAGGAGCCGTACTAAAACTCACTGTAATGGCTCCTGTTGCATAATTTATAGTTGCCGTACCACCTAGACTACCTGTGATGTTTTGCGTTGTTGTAGACCATGCTGTGTTCGTGTCTTCAAATACTTCGACGTTATCAGTGATAATTAATGAACCTGGAAGAACTGGGAATGATTGTGCTGTTGTGTTAAATGCAGTGGTTACTCCATCACCTGTCCATGCAATTGATTTCTGAACCTGTAAAGGGTTGTTGTTTAAGAAAGCTGCAGGATTCTGGTACCAAGTCAATGAGAGATTATCGACTGTCGCTGGGGGCACAAAATTGGTATATCCTGTCGGAGCAGGATAAGATTGAGTGTTTTCTTCAGTCAAAAACTCATAAAAAGTTAATTTTTCATTTAGTTTTAACTCGGCTGGAAACGTATAGACATAATAGTTATTTATGTAGGTGTCTAACTGAGTATTGGTAATTTCCTCAGTATCAAAGCGACCAGTAATTTGCCTAACTTTTCTTCTTATATCTGCGAGTGTCCAGCCCATTTTTTTAATAAACCTCTCTCATTTGAAAACGAGATTTTGTTCCAACTTTTTTCTTCTCCATTCCACCCATTCCATTAGGGCGCCATTGCCAAATGGGAGTAGATTTTGACTCTACATGACGAGCGATAAATCTAGGAATTGTGTATTGACCACCATGCATAAAAGTAAAGACATGCTTATTTCCATGTTTACCATAAGGAAATTTTAAAATCAAACCAGGTTCCTCAAGATTAGAAAATTCATAAGTGACAAGTTCTCTAAGGACTTTTTCTTCAGATTCTTTATACTTCCTTGATGGATCATTTGGATCAAAAAGTGGCAAATTTTGCAACTTTTTGTAATCTATTTTCTCTTCTACAGCCATTTTTATCTCCTTTTTTAAAAAAGGGGGATTTCTCCCCCTAAAAACAATTAAACAACGCAGTTATCACCACGAACGACAGCACACATAGCAGCGCTATTGGCTCCAACAGCTGAAGTTCCAAGTAGTAAACCTTGGATAGCGTAGTTTTGTGTAGGGATAGGATCTCCATTAGTGTCTGAGACTCTATAGGCAGTTCCACCACTCACATATACGCTATAAGCTGATGTGTTTGTAGTTGTTGTGATAGTTGTTCCAGTAACTGAAGCTACAGTATAAGTTTGGTTCAAACTTGTACCAGAAAGATCATCTGCTAGTCCAACTACGTTAATAGTATCTCCAGCAGCCACACCAACTTGTGTGATATTAGATGCTGTAATTACTCCAGGGTTTGCATTAGTAAATCCTGAAATTGATGCTCCATAAACAGCACTTTGTGCTAATGGAGTTACACCGTTTGATCCTGTAATGACGCCAGAATCGACATCCAATACAGAAGCATCGGCCATGCCGCTATTCCAATAAAATGAACCACCGTTTGTCTTATCGACAATAGTGATCTCGACTGGGGCAAATCCACAATCTAGATTGCGGGCGACCGCACTAGCTGCATTTGTCCATGTAAATGTTTTAACTTGAGACATTTAAGTCCTCCTTTTTCTAGCTATGGGTAGACATAAGATTAAGCATGAAACTATCGTTAAGTATCCTAGCTACAAAGGGGTGTTGCCAGCCCACGCTTCCTCTTTGATGTAATGGGTCTGCTGCCCCTGCTGAACCGAGCGGTTCGATATAAAAATCTCCGCTTTCAGAACCAAGATGCACAACCGCATAAGCTTCTTTACCAATGATAAAGTTGTTGTAAACAGCAGGTGAAGCAGCTGTGACGCTACCAACTGAAGTGTACAGCCATCTTACGTTACCTGTAGCTCCCCATTCTCCATCGATAACTGGCCCTTGTTGAGCGTAGTTACTGGTGTTGACGAAGTTTGCTACAGCTTCCAAATCGTCTAAGATTCCGGTGTCAATATAACCCCAGAAAGCTGGACGGATTGGACTTGTCGCGAAACGATCGGTTCCTGTGATGACTTCTGAGATCATCAAAGCATCGTTTCCAAGCAATGTCTGAACTGCACTATCTATATCAGTCTTAGTGAGTTCTGTTGGAGTATTCTTTTCTGTTACTTTAAGACTTAAACTGTTATCATCGCGGTGTTTAAAAAGTTTAAGCGGGGAAATCACTTCAGATCTCCCTCTGCGAGTTTCCTTCGCAGTTCGGACTATCGCATCCCTAAATAGGGTCTTTGGACTTAGTCTCTCACGCTGCACAGAGATATTCTCCTGCTTGCGCCCTGTCACCATAGCTTACGCCGTAGGCTTCCAAGTCAATTACCAAAGATTTTAAAACGGCAATATTTCTACCGTTTACTCCATTGGAGCAAAGTTGAACTGAGCTTGTACTTGAAAGAACGTCACGTGTGACTTCATCCATAGTTTGAGCTAAGTTCTGTGCTAGTAATCTACTAGATTCATTTAAGCATTCTGTTACTTTTGTGACCACAAATGTGGCGGGGAAACCTCTTCGGATCTCCCTCTCTATGTTACCACAGAGTTCAGACTTTCGCATCTCACTGAAAGTGAGTTTTCTCGTTAAGTCGTTTAGCGTGACTTTTATTGTAAAATCGTTTAAACTATAGTGGTTCTTAACAAAGGAATTATTATGCCAAAACTGAAACCATACGATTTGAGTAAAGTTACCAATTTGGACCTTGCCTATCTTGCTGGATTTATTGACGGTGAAGGATGTTTTTTCATCGGACACCATGTTTGTAAATCCGCATGTACAGGTAATAAATATCCCAATTATCATACTATGTTGAAAATATCTAACAATTGCAAGGAAGTTCTTGAATGGATTTTGAATACATTTGGTGGACGTATTACAAAATTTAACAAAAACAGAATGAAAGATAGAAATCATTTTACTTACGACATCTACATGACAGGTAATCTTCTTACAGATATTTGCGAATTGCTTATACCATTTTTGAAGATTAAAAAACGTCATGCTGAAGTAATGTTTAAGATGAGAAAAACATTTTCTCGCACTGGAAGTAGCGGTCCTATTAAACAAGATCAAGAAATTCTTGTAATAAGAGCGGCACTTCGTGAAGAAATGGTTAATCTTAACTCTCGCTTTAAATCTCATAATTATACCAATCATTTTCCTTCGTCTTCGCCCTTATCTTCCTTAAGCTGCCATAAGGAGGTCCAAGTCAATTAGAGAAAATTTATACAGGGCCTGTATGTTAACCCTGTCTTCTACAGTTAGTTCAACTTGATTCGTAATAGTAACGAAATTTCCGTAAAAAGAAACTCTAGCTTTTATATCTGTAGCAGATAATGGTGCTCCTGGCGGTGTAATACCGTCTTGGAGAGGAATTGGTACTGTTGCAAGACGAGCATATCGTCTAAATACAACTGTATCTCCGGATTTTGTTGGGAGAGTACGTTTTTGAGCAAACCTTGTATGAACCAGCATAGGATATGCAGTCATAAGCAAGAGTCTGTCATAATACTCTCGAACAGCAGGTGGTAATACAGCTACTGTGGTGATTGTTGACATAATTTCTCCTTAAATTAACCTATATTCCTCATCATTTCTCGTTTGAAATCGGCGTCGGACATTTCCTTGTACCTCTTAGCGTTATTGATAGGAGAGTTTTGACCAACTGATGAAAGGGATCCTGCACGTTGTGAGTTCTGCAGAATCTTTTCTGCGTCAGCACTTTTCTTGACTTTTTTATTGTCAGACTTGTAACTATCGCTATTTTTAGCTAAGTAATAGGCCAGCTCATAGTCCTGTGACGATGCGAGAGAGTGTTGAAGACTTGGGTTGTTTTTTAATACTTCTGGTAAATATTTAGTAACGACGTCAGTATAATCAGGATATTTTTGAGATATTCTGATTTCTTTGATGTTTGCTTGATATTCTCGCTCTTTCTGCCCTAAAGCCTTTTTAAAGTCACCAAAGGTCATCACGTCATCATCTGAAACTTTTTCAAGTTCAGAAGCGGGACGTTGAGCCTCTTGCGACTTCATTGTTGCCATCAAAGAAAGATGATCTTTCATCATTCTGACTTCTTCTTGCAGCTTTTGTCTCTCTTGTCTTTCGGCTTGTAGAGCATCTAATGGGACAGTTTTTTGCTCTTGCTGATTAGATTCATAAGATTCATTTGCTACAGGAGCGGCGACCTCCGTATACTCGCCCGAATTTGTTTCATCGCTCATGCGTTAAACTCCTTTTATCGCCCATAAAGTTGGCGGCACTATTGTGTTATGTATGCGTTTGGTATTGAGGTAGTTTCTGTGACTACGACATCACACTGTTGTGCTCCATACGCAAGAAGCCCATTAACATCGAAAGGGACCTGAGGCATGTTGACATCCCACTCAATAGTTCCTTTGTTGTTATTCACCGTACCAACGATCATCCCCACTTGTGGTTTTGGTTTCGTGGCATAGGCTTTTATGTGCTTTACAAGCGCCAGCTTCCCGTCTACCGTATTTCTTGAGCGCTTAGAGAAAAGTACGATGTAATAAGGATCGGTGCGGTTTTTATTCGCATCGATGATCTTATTAATCCACTTCTCATCGTCTTCAATTATTGCGTTGCGGGTCTCTCCGGTCTCTTGTTTCATGTGATCTCCTTAAAACTTGTAGTTCCAAGCTTCAGGTGGATTTCCTCTTGAGTCATCTCGCAAAACTTTAAGATTTTTATTCATCTTTTGTTGTGCTGCGAATGCATCAATTTTCATGGGTTTTCGAGCTTGACCCATGTCGCCTTTGAGATTTTTCATCCCATAGCCTTGTGCTTTCATAACAAACCCCCTTGGTTTTGTTGCGGTAATTCCTGAAGTAAGTTTCCTATTTCAGGAACATTCGTATTGCGGGGTACTTCCCCGGTTTGCGAAACTTTTATGTTGTCTTCTTTGATGTCTTCTTCTTTTCTAGCGCTTGCTTCTTCAAATGAGCGAATCAGTGCGATATATCGGAAAAGTCGATCGTCATCCATGGACTGGAGTTCTTTAATAGCTTTGATTTTGTCAAGGGCACCTTGTGATCTATCAGCAACTGCTTTTGCCGAGCGCTCATCTTCAAGTCCCATGTTCGCTACTGCACGGGTAAATCTTTCTTTACCAAGAGCGACGTCAGATATTGCTTTTGCTTGAACGGCTTGAGATTGAGTATTTATGAGCTGGTTTTGAAGTTCTTGTTGTTTCTGTGCAGATTCGGCCTGCGCTTTCTCATTTGCAGCCAATTGCTCTTTGTATTTCGATGCGCCCTGTATGGGTGCAGCTTCGGCAAGCATTTCACCTGTTACAGGGGCTCCTAGTTGCTTCAGATCGACAAGTTGACGGAAGTACATCTGTTTTTGCGTATCTGTTAAGACTCCCTCCTGGATAGATATATCGTATTTAGTCAGATCAGGATTGAAAAACTCATCTGTAGGCTCTTCGTTGAGAATTCTTCTGACTTTTGCTCGGCCCCAACCTTGAAAAAGTTTAATCATTTTTTTTGTGAGCTGTTTTTGAGAAAATCTAAGATTATCAAAAAGATCTTGAAGATTAGTGATAGATGCTCCTTGTCGAAGCATCATCAATACACCAGAGTCGTTAGCAGTTTCAATTTGACCAAATGCTGCATCGTTCATACCAGCAATTTCAGTCATATCTCTATCATAGAGCTCTTGCAATTGAAAAGTAGACGGAGGAATTTGCGCTGGCGGAATCTTTTCCAGTGAGCCAGGTGGTGCATCCTCTCGTCTCCAGATAACTCTTCCTTGCGATGTTTGAAACAATGATTGTGGGTTAATCACTGAGTTTTCATTCGCAATCCACCCACTATTTATTTGCGAGTCGAGTATGTCTGTCATTTGTGATCTTCTTCGATTTCCTTCTCTCTGAGGATCTCGAATAGGTCTTATTAATGACTGTACTTTTAAATCCCACTGATCAGATTCCGGCTCAAAAGTACATATGAATGGAACGAATGGATATTCGTCCAAAGAAAAAGGGTTTTCTTCCTTTTTAATGAATTGGTCATTAACGATTATATATTTCTCAATATATCTTTTTGGCTTATTAAAGACTTCTAGCTGAGGGTATTGTGCGACAAACATTTTTATGGTTTCATCATTACGGTCGAACTCGATCATTTCTCCCGTTTCTGTATCGACAAGATGTGGAATATTCTTCCACTTCTGAAAATACATTTCGTTATAGGCCATGTAATGTTCAAGACTTGGTTGTCTTTGATAGGGAAGCCATGTGAATTTATCGTCTCTATCCCAACCTGCTTTTTGTAGATTGCGCAATTCTTTTGCGTGTGTTGGAAGAAGTGATATTGTTTGATCGAGTGAAAGATATTTACGTCTTAAAATGTAGTTTGTATCGGAAAAATCTAATTTTGTTAGATAGGGATCTATAATAAAAGAATTGAATGGCTCTCTATTTAACTTTATATCGCCATCAACAGGATCGTCTATATAATCCATGTATAGAGAACAAAGATTCCATCCCGTTTTTAAAGCTCCACCAAAGCAATCAGAGATCATCTGATAGCCATCGCAATGATTCATTACGTAAAAGAGTACTTTGGTGATCTGATCGGCAGTCTTTTGATCTTTATCTTCTACTGGAAGGACAACGGAAGAGAGTCTGTTTTTTCTTTGATATCCTGTGACTGAATTGACAATTCGTCTGCATTTATTGAAGACAAAGGCATTTCTACCTTCATTAAAAAGCTTATTGCGCTCTTGTGTATCCCATTGATCACCGAGATAAAATCTAAGATCGGTATCTGCTTCCGGGAAGAAGTTATTCCAGGCGTACCATGCTTCGTTATATTTTTGATCAAATTCTTGGATGATATCGCGATCTGTAGCCATCTCTTCCCTTCAATAGCAGTCGTAAAAATTTACTTTTCACCGTCTGAAAAGGAAGAGAGGCACCAGGGAACGGCCTAGTACGGGATGATCAGTCCCTTACCTCTCGCCATTCGAATTACTTACAGGCTTTTTTGCCTTTTTTGTCTTTTTTTTCCATTTTCATCTCTGCTTTTTCATGGATTTTTTCCATTTTAGCGTACTTTTCTGCAGGAGATTTCTTCTTAGCCTTCATTTTGACACCTATATTGGTAAAATTTAACTATACAACAATAAATATTTTAATCAATAGCCTATGATAAGTTTTTTTTCTTATCTAGCATTTTTTTGAATTTTGTTTTTCCAAACTTTGCGAGCCCTATTGCTGCTGCAAGTGCACTTGGCGATTTCTCTTTCATTTTTTCTGGAATTTTTTTCTTTGCCATTTTAAATCCTACTGTAATATTGTGATTCAAGCCGTTTCGCATCCTCTTCGGTCATTTTGTTTGAATTTTTTGTGAAAAATTGAGTGTAAACTACATAGCGTAAGCTATCTAAAGCGTGGTCGTTTAGTTTTATTGGTTTATCTTCGCCTTTTGCGCTTGCTTTAGAATCCCAAACATAATTTGAAAATTCTTTAATTATATTAGAACATTGAGAGCAAATTTTTAATGTACCATTAGAGATAAGTTGTCCAACAAAACGTATTCCTGGAAGCACGTCATTTATTGCATCTTTAACTTGGTAATAACCTTGTCTTTTTAGCTCTTGTTTAAGAGAGGCAGCCGATGGATCAATGTAAATTGCATCGACATATATTCCGTCTAAAAACTTAGTTAAATCCATGACATATTCGTAGTCGCTCTTTTGCTTTTGATTCTCTCCACTTGCGTAATAATATTCTTTTTCGAGCCACATGTTTGGATATGAGCTCGGATTGTAACCAATAAGTGTAAAAACACATGGATTTGTAGTCCCATAATCGATACCAAGATAGTAAGATATTGCATTGCTTGGAGGATGATCGATGCAATGAATAGTCTCGTCGAAAAAATCATAGACGGCACCATCTGCAACGCACCATTCCCCGAGAATAAATCGTCTGTACCAAAGTCCTCTGTACTCTTTCTTTAAATTTTCTTTAAAGTCTTCGTCTAAAGAGGGATTATCATCGATAGAAAATGAAAAAACAGAGCAGCTCATATCATTTTTTCTATTGATGAAGTCCTTTTTTACCCAGTGATACGGGCTATCTGGGTTTGTAGAGGCAAAAACTTTGGCTTTTGGAATGCTTAAACGGGAAAGAAGCATCTTAAAGAAGTTTTCTGGTATCAATGTCAACTCATCAATTAAAGCGCCTGCAAATTCAGAACCTCGGATTTTTGCCTCTGCACGATCATCGTTAGCGCCTACCACATACATAGTTCGTCCATAAAGATAACATTCTCCTTTACCGCTTGAATAGACAAATGCGCTTCCTACAAGCTCTTGAAGTGGAGAAATAATGTTTCGCTTTATGGTTTTATCAGTACGACCAACTAAGATGAGAGGCCCAGGAGGACCTCTTCTAATAAACTCCAACCAGCGAATGAGCGCTACAAATGATTTTCCAGCTCTAACAGGTCCTTCGAATATGTTTATTCGATTATAAGACTTAGTAAAAGCCCTAATTTGCTTAGCACTCAAACCTTTTGAATTACCCATGATTTTCGGCGCTTAAATCAGAACATTCCATGATATCTAATTTCTCTTCTAAAACTTGATTGTCTTTGGAAAGTTCGTATTTTAGCTCTGCTTCTTCATCGGGATCTACAGTCCCTTTTTCCTTGATTAAATCAAGTATAGAAGCAAGCTTCCCATCGAAGTTTTCATTTATTTTAAGATCATCACGTTGTTTGAGGCGTACTTTTCCAAGCCAAATAAGCATGCTGATGTTTCCAGACATCGCTTCATCAAACTGTTTTAGTTTAAGAAGAGAATCTCCCTTAGCAAGTTTATCTTGTTTGTATTGTACAAAAGGCATTCCAAATTTTTGTCTTACAGCTTCTCTTAACGAGTGATGACATATTCCTAAGCAGTTTGCTACTTCATATCCAGATGCTCCAGCAACAAGATAGCGATCAATTCTTTCCCAATCGTAATTGAGAATGGTTTTTTTCTTTTTTTTAGGCTCTTCGTTTGTTTCTTTATATAAATCTTTGTTTTTCATAGCATCCCCAGTATTAAAGAAAAAGTAATTAAACCAATTAAGATGATCAATAATCCTATAATGACCAACTGAACTTTTAAGTACGGATCATCTATCACTTAATTTTTGCACCATGATACTGACTCACAATCTCTTGTATTTTGCTTTTAGCATCTTTGAGGTCATCCTCTATTGAAAAAGTAATTGATAGCTTCAATTTTTTACTACCATTTTCTTCAGGAGGAATTTCTGGGCTTTCAATAAGATCATCTGGATTAAAACCCCAATTGACAAGATCGACTAAATCCCATTCATTAGCCAATAGATCATAGTCCCAATCTCCGTAGCTATTATTAAGCCGTATATTGAGTTCTTCGACCTCTTTATCGTCGAGTTTCCTATTGGGTACATATACTTGTATTTCTTTAGTTTTATTTTTTTTAACTGCATTAAGTCTTTGATGTCCACCAATAACGGTTCCATCACTGTTGATAACGACAGGTTGACAGACTCCAAATTTGTCAATTGACTCTTCAAGCTGCTTTTGCTTGTCTTTGCTAAGAGTTCTTGGGTTTTTTTTGTAGACATGCAGCTCCTTTACAGATTTTGTTTCAAGATTCCACGTTATCGTCAATTTTCCCTCTCTTTTTATAACGCCAATAGCGATACTCTTTTTCTGGTTCAATATTCAACCCATCCCAAGAGTTTCCAATTGACCAACCCTGTAAGACGAGACGATTGTTTTTAATTAAAACCATTTCAAAAGGAACTGGACGATAGACTCTTGAGTCTAACCATCCATCAAATCCAAGCTTTTCAATTTTTCCCCTTGAAATAACCTTGTTTTTCATAGGTCTTCAATAAGAATTCTAAAGAATTTTTTTGTATTGTAATTGATTATGTCGCCATCCGAATCGGTCATTCTGAAATAATCTTTGTCTTCTATTGCGACAAGTAAATCGTCGGCTTCGATGGTACTAATGTAAGCGATTTCATACCTATCGATATCGTAATAAAACTTTGCAACCTTATCTTTCTTAAGGACTTCTTTGTTTTTAAAAACCATGACTATCCTTTTTTTCAAATAAATCTAGTTGACTGTTTTGTTTGCAAAATCTGTCAATAGCACTTTTGACTTGTTCGCCAAAAGCTTCTTGGTGAGAATGTACAATAAATTTTAAAATAGGTGTATATATTTTTTTTCCGTTAGAGGTCGATTCTTTACATGGTAAGTTTATCCATCGAGCTCCATTTTTCATGTGTAATGATATGTTTTTAATCTCGATTCCCCACTTAGGCACAATGATATCGGCAAATCCCTGTAGAGTACCTTGCACGCAAGAGGTAAACTTAATACATTCAATCAATCTTTTTTACTCTTTCCGGCTAGTTTTAACGCAATTGCAATAGCCTGTTTTCTCGGCCTCTTTCCTTTTTTTATTTCAGTGCTAATATTTTTAGAAATTCCTTTTTTTGTCTTGGCTTTTGGCCCTTTGATTAACGGCATTTTTCAATCCTCTAAAATATCTTCTATAATAATTTTTTGCCAATTTTTGTAATAAACAATACCCCACCATCCGCTTAACATTTCTGGATTATTTTTTAACAAGTCCAGTATCTCTTCTGTGATCTTATCTGCTAGTTTATAAACCATTTGCGCATCTTCATAAGAGCCTGCATAAATCATATGGAACTTGCCTTCTACAAGAATAATTATCACATTTTCATCTTCTAGTAAAATAAATTCTTGGTCAGAGTATTCTGTATACCACATTATTTGAATCCCTCTTCCTCCAAAGTGTATACTTTAATTTTGACACATGGATGATCGGCGTAAATCTTTTCTGCGTTGATTACCGCAACCATCCGGTCATCTTGGTAAGCGATTCCATTTAAAACATCAAGATAAAATTTGATCATGTTGTCGATATCAAACTTCTTATCGTGGTAAATTTGATTTCGCATTTTAACGGGCCTCCGTTGCGTTGTTTTTGGTTTAGACATGTGGAATGTCATTTCAACCATAAAAACCCCAGGAATGCCCATTTCCGTTCGAAATTTAGCCATTTGCGATTTGGCGCTCATCTTCAAAATTGCTTTTATTGAAGATTGCGTGTCATAAACGCGCGCTTTGCCATTCCGCATGCTAAACCTCGGCCTACGAGTCCCAATTGGTGCTAAGTCAAACGTAAACTCTTGCATTAACATCCCCAATCATAAAGTTGTTTTTCAATAATATTTCTAAAATTTGGATCTCCATAAGCCAAAGGAAAACAATTGTTTTTCCCTTTACAAATTTCTGCAAGAGATTCAGTAACTTTTATTCCCTTAGGGTAATTAAAAACTACATTCTTAATTCGATTTTCGAGCCATTTTTTGTTTGCTTCTCTATTTTTTTCCAAACGATCATTGGCTTCTTCGACCTCTGATTTTTGTTTGATTTTCAATGACTTACGATATTTTGATAATGCAACTGCAAAAGTTTCTGCAAAATTATTTAAGTTGTTTGTGGAGTGGTAAAATGGATCTACGCCAGAGGATTCAAAATCCATCACGCCAATAAGTTCTTTTTCGGTGCACTTGTGTTTTTTCATCAACTTTTGAAAGGTTGGTTCCCAAGTCGATGTTTCGACTGGGTTCTCAACTCCTTGTTTCAAAAGAAAATTCCTAAAACTTGAAGCTAAAAAAGATGATGATGATGAATTTTGAGCCGGAGGCGAATGCTCATATTCATCATCATCTTCATTTGTCTTTATAGATTTCTTTGATATTAATATATCGTACGGTTTCCGTAGAATTGATCGTACGGTTTCCGTAGAATTATAATCTTTTTTTGAATCACAAGTGCATGGTTTTGTTGAATTTGCGTCTTTTTTAACTGAAGTTTTTTTCTTTTCCTCTCTTTTTTTCTGCAACTTTAAATACTCTTCGGTGCATTGATTTCGTAAACGATGATAGGTCTTCATGCAAATGGTAAAATATTGTTTTTGCGGATAACCTTTGACTATTTTTTTTATGATTCCTAAATCAATTAATTTTTTTAACGCGCAATTTTGCTCATGATAACTAAGAAAAAGATCGTCTTCGAATTGATCTTTGGTATGCCAAAAATACAGCTCTCCATCAAAATCTGTTAAACAATCTTCTTGATAAAAGTAAGTAAATAATTCAACAATTTTTTGTAACATATCTCGAGCGTTTGATTTTAATAACAAACCCCAAGGTTTATAGATAAGCATAGAAAATTTATTTGAATCGGCAAATAAACTTAGGTATTGACTTTTATTTTTTGCATTTGATATGATGTGTTTCATCAAATGTTTTTCCTTTTGCGCTTGCGAGGCGCATTGTACGCAAAACCCGGTTTCGACCCGGGTTTTTTTTTGTTTTTAAATTTTGTGGCTCTTTTTGAGCATGGTTCATAATCAATCTTTTAATGTTTATTGGCAAGCTAGCATCCAATTTATCATTTTTTACACACCAACAAACCCAACCCGATGTTTGGCTTGTCACAAAATACTGTCTCATGATATCTTTGGGATATCATGCCTTGCATGTTCTAACATGCTTGGATATCATGACGGATTCCTCCGTTATAAACCCGACAAGATTTGATTGCCTTGGTCGGGTTTAATTTTTTCTAGACTTTATCTGTTTTAAACGTTTCTTGCAATTGTTTTAGAACAAGCAATTAACACTCCCAACGCTTTCTAGCGGCTTTTCCACGTTCTCCAGTCCATCCTTCAGATCTGGCACAAAACGACTTACGTCTTTTAGCTTCCTTGCTTCCGGGCTCAACTTTTCCTGTTACTGGAGCCTTTAAATTACTGCCCGTTTCTTTGTTGTATTTTGCACGACCTTTAGCTGTTAAACCAGCACCCTTACTAACTGGGAGCTTTTCTC